CCGTACAGGCCCGTCCCGTAGTTCACGTAGGGCGCGTAGTCAACGTCCGTCGCGACGCGTGACTCCAGCGCCTCGCTGGTGCCGTGCAGCTTGCGCTCGGTCGGTTCTCGATACCAGCTGGTCGCGAGGTTGCCCGTCCGGATCGGCGTGAACTGCCCAATCCACTCGTGCAGCGCGTCGCCGCCACGGTCGGCCATCCGGCGCATCGCCTCGCGCACCGGCGTCGGATCCGCGATCTTCGACAGATCCGGGCCGTAGTACTTCACCTCGTAGCGTCCACCGCCGCCAACGATCGCCATCTATCCCTCCTGCTCGAACGGGTGCTCCTCGACGCGCGTCAGCGACGCCTGCCAGCCGATCAGCTTGCGCTTCTTGCGGATCGGCTCGCCGTCAGAAGTGATCTCGTAGATCCACTGGCCCAGCTGCCTGGAGTCGATCTCCAGCCGGTCGTCCGAGTTGATCCGGAGCAGGTTGCCGTCCACATCCTTGACTCCGCACAACAGCTGCGCGGCGTGCGGCACGCGCCTGCGCCCCCCCTGAGGGTCGTCCGCCTCGGGCGCAGCCTGCATCGTGATCCGGCACTTGAACCACGGGAAGCGCAACGTTGTGAACTGTGTCGTGCCCTCGACCTTCTCAGGCAGCGGCTCGTCCACGATGCGCCGAGCCCGGTCCACCAGTGCGGCATTGAGCGACACTCATTCCGTCCATTCCTCGGGGAATGGGCAGATCGACCGGATCATGCGCCCCAGACCGACGCGTCGTACACCCCGCTCCGGAACGCTCCGACGCCGTAGCCGTACGGGTACAGGCCGTCGTAGTTGCCCCAATCGGCCTCAGTCGTCTCAAGCGCCGGGCCACCCGTGCCCTGGATGATGTAGCGCCAGTAGTCCTGCATGTCCGGCGTCATCAGCAGCCAGATGTCCATGTTCAGGGCATTGTTGTCGTTGATCGCCGGGATGCCCGTCGTCGCGCCCGTGTAGCGCAAACGGCCCGGCTCCTTGCGCGTCTCCGAGTAGCCACCCGCCGAGAAGCTCTGGATCAGGTCGTCGCTCGCCGTCTCGACGTAGTCCGTCTCACCCTGGAATCCGATCTGCTCGACGCGCAGCCGGATCGCGTCCTGGGCGATCGGAACCAGCGGCGGCGGCATCGTGCCGTCCATCGCCCGTCCGGTGATCGCTGTCAGGTACGCGCACGCGCCCGTGATCAGCCGCCCCAGATCGTCATCGGTGTACGGGTCATCGAGGGACGAGAAGTCCACCCGGCTCCAGCTTTGAAGCTCCGCTACGGTCGGGGGCAGCGCTGCCGGTGTGGTGACGCTCATGGGACTACCAGGCTACTTCCGCGCGGCTGGCTTCTCGGCCTCCTTCTCGGCCTCCTTGGCTTCCTTCGCGGCGGCAGCCTGCACCGCCTTGTCGGCCTCCTCAGCGTCCTCGGGTGTGGGCTCGGACAGGCGCGCGGCCTCCTTCTCGGAGCCTGCGTGCGGGAACGCCTCCTTCGTCGTGAACCCGGTGTCGTCCTCGGACACGACCACGACGAACGGGCCGCGCACGGCGTAGCCGAGAACGTGCCGGTCACCGACCAGGCCCTCCACCTCGCTGTCGTCAAGCTCGGCGGTGGCATCCTCGTCCACGGTGCGGTTGTTCGCCGCGCGAAGCTCCCTCGGCCAGCGCGCCGCCGAGAGTTCGATCATCTCCTCGGCGTTCGGGCTCGCGCCCATCTTCGCCTTGAACTCCTCGGCAGCGGCGGCTGCGTCATTGCCTCGTGGTGACACTGCTACCTCCTCGTCTCGGGATGTGGTTTGAGACTACCCTCGCGCCGGTGCGATACCACAGACGAGTGACGGCGATCCGAAGACCGCCGCCACCTGGCTCATTTCCCCGGAGAGAGGGGAGTCAAGGCACGATCGAGCGGTACGCCCCGCGCGGATCGACCGGCGCAGCACCGAAGTCGCTGCGCACCTTGAACTCGACCGCGTCAAGCTCGAACGAGTACGGATCGGTGCCCGCCCCGAGCGCCATGCGCACGAGCGGGTCCTTCAGCATGACCTGCGGCTCCGACTGCCCGTTCAGGAACCCCACAGCGAATGCGGGCACATCGTTCGGGTCCGCGAACAGGTACCAATCATTCGCGTCGGAGAACCAAGGATCCCTCACCACTCCGTCGGCGGGCAGGACCCCGGCGAGCGGGTTGATCGTGCCCTTGTCGAACACGTTCGCGCCCGCACCGGCAGCGCCTGCGTACTGGGCCTGAGCGCCCGTCTGGGTCGAGTTCAGGATCCGCTGGGCGATCATCTGCATCCGTGCGTTCTTGACCACCAGGATCGACGGGGTGACCACGATCTGGCGTCCGTCGTCGTCGCGGAGATCCTCCATGAACGAGATCGCGTCCACCAGTGCGTCCTCGGACAGCGGGGCCACGACCTGGTTGCCGCGTCCGGTGCCGGACACCGAGTAGAACGCGTTGCCGTCGCCCGCGTTCGGCGGGTTCTGGATCATCGCGATGACCGTCTGGAGGATGAACACGCCTGCGGCGTAGCCCATGTCCGCCGGGTTGCGGTTCAGCAACTCGTTCGAGTCGTCGTTGATGATCGCCTGCCGGGTGATCGAGTAGACACCGCCGTAGGTGTCAACCGACAGGCTGGCGGGCGGGCGGTCCGTCCGGGCCAGGCCGGGATAGTGCCCGTGGTCTCCCACGTAGCCGATCCCGAGCAGGCCGTTCAGGCCGCGCAGACGCCGGTCACGGAAGTCCGGTGCGGACTCCTCGCGCGTGTAGCGCTGATACTGCGCCTGGGCGCGCGAATACCCGTTCCACATGGACTGCCGGACGGGTCCGTACAGGAAGCTGGCGAAGTCGGCCTTGGAGTCGGCCTCCTCCAGCATCCGCTCGTCGCGCCACTCGCGGTAAGCCTCAAGCAACCGGATCGGTCGCCCAAAGTCTCCGTAGGGGTTGCCGTGCATGCTCACTCCTCAGGTCTGTTGACTTCGCTCTCCCCTGAGGCGCTGAGCGCCATGATGATGCCGGAAGGCCGACCCGCCCAGGATGGGGTGCCTGGGCGGGAACGTCACTGCTTAGACGAAGCTGTCCTTCGAGTCCAGGTCGATCCGAACCTTCCCGAGCGGCACGCCTCGGTTACCGGCGACCTCCACGATCCGCCCGAACTTGGGCGTGCCGGTGGCCGTGGTCAGCACGCCCGCCGTGGTGATCCAGATCGGGTCACCCTTGACGGAAGCCGAGATGCCGGTGTTCGGCACCTGGACCACGCCCTTCGTGACGAGGAAGTACGCCTCGCCCACGTCGATCGTCGCCTGGTTGGAGACAGGATCGCTCCAACCACGGGTCTTCTGCTTGACCGCAACGCCCGCGAAGTTGCTCTCTACGGCTGGCGCTCCGTGCTGAACTGCAGCGCCGGTACGGGTGACGTAGACGCCGGGGCCTGGGCGGTTATATGGCATGTCTCAACTCCTCTCTGCCTACCGATGGGCCTCAGTCGTTCCACGCTGTCGCGGGATCGACCCCTGCTTCCTGGAGAAGAGCCCCGTAGAGCGTTCCCTCGCCCTTCTTCGGCTCCTCCTCGCCCTCACCGCGCTTGACGGGAGTGCCAGGTCCCTGACCGCGAACCGCCGTCGGGTTCGCCGCCGCGAGAAGCTCGCGCTGGTCCTGCACGGCTGCCTGCACCGCCTCCTGGAGCTTCTCTGACGACTTCTTGGTGACGTTGCCGTCGTCGTCAACGTCGTCCACCACGTCGAGCCCCGGCGTCGGCCCCGTGTCGGTGATCTGGAACTGGGACTTGGCCCGGTTCGCGAACGCGTCCGGGAGCTTCGCCTCGGTGATCTGCCGGTGGGCCGTGTCGCGCATGTCCCGCAGTTCCAGCTGCCGGTCAGCGTCGGCGCGGGCCTCCGCGCGGATCAACTCGCGTTCATCCGCGACTGCGGACTCAACGAGGGTCTTCACCCGCTCATCAATGACCGGGTCGAGCACGCTGCGGAAAGCCTCGTCTTGGAGAGCTTCCTGGAGCGCCTCAGGGGTGATCGCACCCATATCTGTCTCCTCTGTGTCGGCTTCCGCCAGCAGTGCTTGCTGCATCGCCAGCGCCTTCTTCGCCATCGCCTCAGCCTGAGCGCGGGTGAGCTTCGGGTTGCGCTTCATCATCCGGGCGACCATCTCTTCCATCTCATCGTCGCCCTGATCGGCCTGGTCCTCCGCGTCACCGTCGCCTTGCTCGGTGAGCAGGTGGGGCCGGACCTCTTCGACGTAGGTGATGAACTCCTCGTCCGTCATCGACTCCAGCAGTCCCATCCCGTCCTCCTCGTAGGCAGACTCCATCAACGCGACGACGCGGCCACCAGCGCCCGCCTCAGTCACCCAGTCAACGCTTCCACGGTCCTCGATGCCCTCGACCAGCCAGGC